GCCATACGTTGAAAGATTAAAAACTTTGTCCTGTGGTTTATACCGATTAAAAAACTATAAAATAAAATTGCTTAACTTAGCGATGTGAAACTAAAAAAGGTCGATGAGATTGCAATTGGAATAAGCTATAAGAAAAGCGGTGTTATCGGTGTGTTCTTTTATAAATGGGTTTTAGAGATATATCTATGAACTGGATTGAAAAGGTATCTAAGCACCACAAAGAATACATAAAGACGATACACAAATTCGGTGAATACTTCTACGCTGAAGATTTAGTTCAAGAAATGTACCTAAGATTAATTACTAAGAATAAAGAAGCGCAGGTTATAGTAAATAATAAAGTAAACAAATACTATATTTATTTAACGTTAAGGTCTTTATTTGTAGACTTTTACAGACAAAAGAAAAAGATTATAAAGGTAGGATTAGAAAATGTATTAACGTTGCAGCAAATAGATGAGCTACAAGAACACGAAGCCTTTTATAATTTAACTCAAAAAGTAAATGAAGAGATTAACAACTGGCATTTGTACGATAAATTATTATTTGAGTTGTACAGAGATAGTGGTAAATCAATGCGAGATATTGAAAGTGATACAGGAATTAGTTTAAGGTCAATATTCTGCACTATAAAGCATTGCAAGTTAAAACTAAAGGAAAACGTATATGAACATTATGAAGATTACGTTAACCAAGATTACGAATTAATATAAAAAACATGGCAAGGAAAAGACGAACGAAAGCTGAAATACTAGCAGCTAAAAGCGAAGGATTAGGAGATACTGTAGAAAAGGTTTTAGAAGTAACTGGAATATCAAAAGTAGCTAAATGGTTATTAGGAGAGGACTGCGGATGCGATGAACGCAAAGCAAAGCTAAATGAGTTATTTCCGTACAAAAAACCTTTGTGTTTAGATGAAACTGAATTTAGTTACTTAGATAATTGGTTCAACAAAAACACGGATAAAGTAACGCCTATTGAACAAATAGAGTTATTTAAAATTCATTCAAGGGTATTCCAAGTAAGAAACGAACCTACAAGCTGCCCTAGTTGTGTGAAAACACGAATCGAAGATTTAAGAAAAGTTTACAAGCAGTACCAAGATGAGCAGTAAAGAACAACAAGTAATAGATTTTATTAATAGTATAATGACAAAAAAACGAACTAAAACAAAGCTAGAAGTCTCAATTACAGATTACTACATGATGTTACAAGGAATAAGACAATTAATAAACGAGAAATGAAGTTAGTAAAGATAACGGACGTAAAGCCGAACCCAAAGAACCCAAGAATAATAAAAGACGGAAAATTCCAAAAGTTAGTTAAATCTATACAAGAATTCCCTGACATGCTAAATAAACGCCCTCTAATCGTTTTTACTGACGTAGATAATAAATACGTTGTCTTAGGTGGTAATATGCGTTTAAAAGCCTTGAATGAGCTTAAATTTAAAGAAATACCAGTTATTATAGCTGATGAATGGACGGAAGAACAAAAAGCAGAGTTTTTAATTAAAGACAACGTTGGTTTTGGAGAATGGGACTGGGATAATTTAGCAAATGAGTGGAACACGGACGAACTAACTGATTGGGGTTTGGATATTCCAAATTATAGTTTAGGATTAGACGTTAATAATATGACTGAGGACGATATTGATATTGAAGAAGAATTTGACCCAATAGGAGTTTCAAAAGGATTACATCGCATTATATTTATATTTGACAATGAAGACGAAGCGATAAAGTGGTATGGTGAAAATAATATAAAATCAGATTATAAAAAGTTTGGAGGGTCAGATGTAAGTGTTTGGCACGTTAATTTAAGCACTAAATATGCGAAATAAATTTCCAGTTTATATAATTAGCAAAGGACGTTATGAAGTGACTTTAACAGCTGACAAATTTGAACAAGCTGGAATTGATTATTTAATAGCAGTTGAACCTCAAGAAAAAGACGAATACATAAAAAAATTAGGCGAGCATCGTGTTTTAGTTTTACCATTTTCAAATTTAGGATTAGGTAGTTATCCAGCAAGAAATTTTTGTTGGGAACACGCGAAAGCAAATGGTTATAAATATCATTGGTTGTTTGATGACAATATTATGACTTTTTATAAATGGATTAATGGAAAGAGAATGCAGATAACAGATATTCAAAATGCTTTAATTTATATTGAAAATTACACCATTAAAAACAATATAGATTTATCGGGATTTGAAGAGTATAATTTTTCTCGTAAAATACCTAAAAAACCTTTTAAAAATAATTGTCATGTATATTCTGCTATGCTAATAAAAAACGAATTACCATACCGTTGGAGGTTAAAATATAACGAAGATGTTGATTTATGTTTGCAAATTTTACATAATAACGGAACTACAGCAAGTTGTGTTTATTATACAATGAATAAAGTGAGTACTTCAAAAAAAATGAAAGGCGGAAATCAAACAGAATTATATAAAGGAAACGCAAAAGAAAAAAAGATTTTAAAAGCTAAAATGTTAGAAGCCGTATGGCCTCAATATGCAAAGACAGTAATTAGATTTAATAGACCACATCATTTAATTGACTGGAAAGTATTTAAAAAGAAAACAACGAAATAACAACGAGATGGCAGGTAAAGGACAAATAGAACCACGTTGGGAAAAAGGCGAAAGCGGAAACCCTAACGGAAGACCTAAAGGAGCGAAGAACAGAAGCACAATAGCAAAGTATTGGTTAGAAGTTAATCAGAACTTAAAGAACCCTTTAACAGGTGAAAGCGAAACAATGAGCCAAGAAGATTTAATGACTTTAGCGTTAATCAAAAAAGCACGTGAGGGAGATGTAGCAGCATATAAAGCATTAATGGATAGCGGTTACGGTGCGCCACTTCAACAAATAGAACAAACAATAGTAGAACAACCTCTATTTCCAGATGTTCAAGAGAACGACAGCAACGAATAAGGTACTCGCTTTAAAAAGACGAATCAAAATAATTCAAGGCGGAACTTCGGCTTCGAAAACGTATTCTATTTTAGCGGTATTAATAAACAAAGCTATAATACAACCTAACTTAGAAATAAGCGTAGTTGCTGAATCAATACCGCATTTAAGACGTGGTGCATTAAAAGACTTTCTTAAAATTCTTAAATGGACTGCAAGATACGATGACAGCCAATTTAATAAATCATTACTTATTTATCAGTTTAAAAACGGGAGTACATTTGAGTTCTTTAGTGCTGACGATTCAAGTAAATTAAGAGGTGCCAGGCGTGACGTGTTATATATAAACGAATGTAACAACGTAACCTTTGAATCTTACAACGAACTTGCAATACGTACAAAGAAAGAAGTATTTTTAGACTTTAACCCTGCTAATGAATTTTGGGTGCATACGGAACTAAAAGACGAACCCGACAGCAACTTCTTAATCTTAACTTACAAAGACAATGAAGCTTTAGATAATAGCATTGTTCAACAAATAGAAAAGACTCGTTTAAAAGCAGAAATAAGCAGCTATTGGGCTAACTGGTGGAGAGTGTACGGATTAGGTGAAATAGGAATGTTAGAGGGTGTTATATTTAGCAACTGGAAACAAATTGATAAACTACCTATTGAAGCTAAGTTAATAGGAATAGGATTAGACTTTGGATATACAAACGACCCAACTGCAATAATCGAAATTTACAATTATAACGGAACACGAATACTCAACGAATTAAAGTACCAAACAGGAATGTTAAACAGCGACATAGCTAAAACACTACCGAAAAACGTAATTGTGTACGCTGATAGTTCAGAACCCAAATCAATAGATGAAATAAAACGCTACGGAATAACGATTAAAGGCGTTACAAAGGGCAAAGACAGCATTAATTACGGAATTGATGTAATACAACAGCAAGAATATTTAGTGACGTCTAACAGCGTTAATTTAATCAAAGAGTTAAGGGCTTATTGTTGGGACGTAGATAAACACGGAACACGTTTAAACAAGCCTATTGATAATAATAACCATGCTATAGATGCTTTTCGTTATCATGAAATGGAAACACTCGGATTAAAGCGTAATTACGGAACATATAATATACGTTAATGACAGATGAGACACCGACGCTAAAGGCTGTAGTTGAGAACTATGTGTATATTCGTACAGGAAAACGGATTAAAATAGTATTCGATGACCCTCAAAACTTAAGAAAGCATTTAATTTTACTTGGTGAAGCATACGCCATAGCTGTGAACTACAATAAATCAAAATAAACGTTTAAACAATATGAAGTTAGAATTAGTTATTCCAACAAGTCTAAGTGAAATTAGCTTAAAGAAATATCAGAAGTTTTTGGAAGTAGTTTCAAAGACAAAAGATGAGTTATTTCTAGCTGAAAAAATGATTCAAATATTTTGCGGTATCGAATTAAAGGATGTCGTTAAATTACCATACAAAGAAATTGAATCTTTAAGCCTACATTTTGCAAAGTTATTTGAGCAAAAGACGGAATTCAAAAATAGATTTACCATTTCAGGCGTTGAGTTTGGATTTATACCAAATTTAGAAGAAATAAGCTGGGGTGAATACATAGATTTAGAAGCGAATATAGCCGATATAAGCAACTTTCACAAAGCAATGGCTGTAATGTATCGCCCAATAGTAAAAACACAAAAAGACAAATACACAATTGAACCGTATGTTAGTTCTGTCACTTATTCTGAGGTTATGGAATTTGTGCCTTTGGATATTGCACTTGCTGCAAAGGTTTTTTTTTGGAATTTAGAGAGCGAATTATTAGGGGCTACCCTGTCTTATTTGGAGAAACAACTGATGAAGAGCGAGGAGATGAAAACGATTTTAGCGAAAGAACTCAATTTAACAAACAGTGGGGATGGTATCAGAGCATATATGCAGCAGCTAAAGGAGACGTCACAAAGTTTGACGATGTTACCAGACTTCGACTTACAAAAGCACTTACCTACCTTACTTTCGAAAAGCAAAAAAACGAAATTGAACAAAGAGAATTAAAGCGACAATTAAATAAAGGAATATGAGTTATTACGGAATACTAAATATAATTAAGTCAGAGTTAGAAGCAACTGAATTAGTAAACACGGTTACGCAAGGCGACATTTATA